AAGGTTTTCGCCAAATTCGAAAAAGGTAAAATTGGCAAGGCTCCCAGGTGTATCCAGCCTCGGGATCCTAGGTATAATCTACTCGTTGGAAAGTATATTAAACAGATTGAACACAGGATATATCGAAGCATCGCTAAACTATTCAACTTGCGGCATGGGGGAGACCAGCCAACGGTTATTAAAGGATTCGACTGTCGGAGGACGGCCGATATTTTGCGAGCTAAATGGGGGAGATTTGCTGATCCCATTTGTATCGGTCTTGACGCCGTGAAATTCGATATGCATGTTACCGTGGAAGCACTAACCATGGAACATAGTGTCTATCTTGACATGTATAGGAATGATCCTAAACTAGTCAGACTCTTGAAATGTCAAATCAAGAACAGAGGCGTTGGCTACTGTAAAGACGGGAAGTTAAAATTTACCATAGATGGAATCCGTTTTAGTGGCGATATGAACACTGCCCTTGGCAATTGTATCATTATGTGCGCTTTAGTGTACACGTGGGCGAACCGCGTTGGAGTCAACATCGAATTGGCCAACAATGGAGACGACTGTGTAGTCTTCCTCGAAAGGGGTGACGAAAACTCGTTCAGTGCTGGTCTTGAAGAATGGTTTGCTCTTAAAGGTTTTCGCATGGATGTAGAAAAGACTGTAGACGACTTTGAAGCCGTTGAATTTTGTCAATCACATCCAGTTTGGAATGGCTCTAATTTTGTAATGTGCCGTTCCCTCCCAACCGTAATCATCAAGGACTCTATGTGTCTTATTCCCTTGGACACTCGCAAAACATTTGAGAATTGGTGCGCTGCCGTTGGTATGTGTGGAGGTAGCTTGTCTACAGGTGTTCCGGTGATGCAGTCCTTTTATAGGGCTTTCCGCCGTGCAGGTGCTAATGCTATGCCGAGTGAAGGCTTTATAGCAACCATCTACAAGAACAGCGGACAACATGAACGTATGGGCAACATTCATAGCTACCATGTACAAGAGATAGAGGCAAAATCGCGAGTTAGCTTCTGGATAGCTCACGGGATAACACCCGACACTCAAATCATTCTGGAGAAATATTATGATAATTTTATGATTGAGTGGCCGGTTGTTAAGGAATATCCTGGAGTGCAGATTAAAGATACGAACTACATTACTATCCCACAATATTCGTAAACATGGCACCCAACATGAACAAAACAAAGAAAACG